TTATCGGTAAGTTAATTAAATACAAACTTCCAAGTGGTTCGGTTCACCAATGGTTGGCAGACCAATATGGTTGTGATTATGGGGAATCAAAAGGAAGAACGTTTAGAATCTTATATGGGGGAGTATCCGATGAAGATAGAAAAATACCATTCTTTGATAAAGTAGATAAGTTTATTTCCAAGATGCAAAACGAAGCAGTGAGGAATGGGTATCTACAAACTCCAAAGGGAAGAAAAATCCCTTTAGGTTGGATTGAAAAACCCAATGCACAAAAGTTTTTTAATTATATCCTTCAAGCGACTGAAACTGAGTTTAACATTGAGGTAATGGCCAAGTTGCAAAAAAAAGGGTTACCATTACCTATACTTTATACTTATGATTCATTCTTATTTGAGTTTGATGATTCTGAGGTTGAAACTATTAAAAAAGTTAAGTCCGTTCTCGAAAGTTATGGATTTCCTGTCAAAGCCGATTGGGGAAGTGATTATTCCAAAGTTTAATATTTATATATTGAACTAAACTTTTAATTAACATTATGAAATTATTAAAAATATTCTTCATTACATTCTTCTTAGTAGGATGTAGTACTGAAGAAATCGTATCTCAAGAACTAAGAAACGAAGTCATAATTGAGAACGACGTATTTAAAGTGTGGTATAGTGAAGTATTGGAACAACCAGTCAAACTAATCTACACATCAACTAACAGAGAAAAAAACGTAGACAGAGGTAACATGGATTTTCACAAAGAAAATGGAGTACACACTTCAGATAAACATGATTACTATGCTAACGTTTGGGATAAAGGTCACCTTGCTCCAGCAGCAACATACTCCGATTCTTATAATAATCTTTTTACTACATTTTCTTATTTGAACTGTACATTACAAGAACAGAACTTAAATAGGGGTGCGTGGAGATTATTAGAACAAGAAGAGAGAGTTTGGGATGATATCCAAAATCTAACAATAACAATCGAAAATATCTTTGAAGAAGGACATGAAGTTTTACCGACAGGTGGACATATTCCAACTACAATGATAAAAACGATTTATTTTGAACAAGATGGTACTTGTAGAAAATTTGTATTTCCAAATCAAAAACCAACCAAACCTTGGACAGAATACGAGGTAACTTGTACGAATTAATATTTATATAGTAAAGGAGAATACTTATGGCTTTTAACTTTCCAAATGGAGCATCAAATGGAGATACTCATACTGCAAGTAATGGGACGGTTTATAGATATAATGGAACAACATGGATAGTTGATTCGGTTGCAACGACAACAAACTTCGATACAAAATATCTAAATACAAATGGTGATGGAATCTTAAGTGGTTCAGTTGCAGCACAATTACCAAGTGGTACTATTAGTGGTTCAACTCAAGTAGCAAGTTTAGGATATGTGAGTTCATCAACAGTAGATACGATACAAGTGATGACAACTGCTTCTTATCAAGCAATTACACCAGTTAGTGGTACTTTATATATCATACAAGGATAATAATGGATAGAAGAATTAATACTGCACAAGGCATTAATTTTAATAATGTTTCGGTGGATGGTGTTTATTATAATAACGAACACATCTGGCCAACAGGTAGTGCTTCAACTCCTTGGTCACCAAGTACTGATATTACAACAGTTGCTTGGATTGATGCATCAGATTCTTCAACTTACACAAGAAGTGGAACAGGTCTAAATTCTGTAACTGATAAATCAGGAACTTATACAATAGATATTGGTAGTAATGTAGTAACTAACTCATCAACGCAGAACGGATTGAATGTATTCGATTTTGATGGTAATGGAGATTATCTACAAAGTAGTACAAATGAAGCACAAGTATCAAATGGTAACCATTGGGCAATCGGTGTGTTTAGATTCGAAGGAACAAATAGTACTCAAGATACACTTTGGAGTTATGAAACAAATCAATCACCAAAAAGAGATTATGCAATCAGTAGTGGTAACTCATCAAACTCTTGGCCAGGTGAATTAGATTTGGATGGTTTATTTTCTAACAGAATTAGTTCTACAATTGGTAATGTAGAATTATGGGATGATAAAAGTTTAACAAGAAATCAATATCACATCGTTGCTTGTTGGTTTAATAAAACAGGAAACCAAATCGGTGTTAGAGTAGATGGTACAAATGCATTCACACCTGTAAATGATTATGATAACTCATTACAAACAAACCAACAATTAAGGTTGATGAGAAACAGGTCATCTCAAGAATTGGATGGTAAATTAGGTGAATTCTTTGCAGTAGCAAATATACCTGGTACAAGTGGTACTGATTTAACACATTTAACAAAAGCAGAGGGTTATCTTGCACATAAATGGGGATTAGAAAGTTCTCTACCAAGTTCACATCCTTACAAAACATCAGCACCTTAATATTTATAGTATAGTATGGATTATAAACAAATCATAGATAAGTTAGTAAGAGAACTCTCATATAGAGTAGGTATTCCAAATGTAAATAACAAGGAACATCAATCTATCATGTCAGAAATCCTCTCAGAATGGGGTGAATATGATGCAAAACAAAGAATATTTGAATTTCTTACTGAAAAGGATGATGGTGATGGTATTGACCCTGATACTGAAGTAACTTACAAAAACAAAGATGGAGATGTAAGAAAAACAACTTATGCTAACGCAATTAAGAATGATAAAGAATCTCCACAATATAAAGCAGCAGATGCTTTAAGAAATAAACCAAAAGGTGAAGATGGTGCTCCAACTACACAAGGTAGTGCTTTAAAATCTAAATCATATCAACAAAAAGTAAAACAAGAAAAGGAAATTCAAAAGAAACTTGAAGATGAAGAAAGTGGAAAATCTTCTGATGATAAAATAATCAAAGTAAAATCTAATGAGGATGTAAAAATTGAAGTAGAAAACATTCAATCTGATTTACAACAAAAAAGAGATATGGGAACTGCAGGTGCAGGTGGGCCAGTTGCATCTCAAGGTGAATCTCGATATTGTAATACAATGAATACTTTAAACGAATCGGATTTCAAAGAAAAAAATAAAGAAAAAATAGCAGAAAGACAAAAGGGATTTGATAGAAAAAAAACAGCAGCAGAAGTAAGAACGGCAGAAGCAATAGGATTAGACCCTAATAGTGATGAATTTAATAATTATCTTGCAACTCGTGAAGAATTTGCTCAACAAGAATTGGATAGAATTAAAAATATTGATAATTCTGTATTTTATCTAAAAGGTAAAAAAGGTTTTAATGGTAAAGATGACCCATATCTTGAATGGATGAGAGCTTCTTATGATGGTACTCTTGCAACTCGTAAAATATTAGATGAAGATACTAATATGGATATGAGTAAACCTAATACTACTATTCAATCTGAAACTGAAATTGATGATGAAGTAGAATCTAAAATATCTAAAAGATTAGAAATTGCAAAAAAGAATAATAATCAAGAAGATATTGATTACTATAATAATGAATTAAAATCATTCCAAAAATTTAGAAAATATCACGATACATATACAGTTGGTCAAGATTCTGAAGGTAGAATGTGTGTTGTTTCAATCTCAAATAAAAAAGGTGATGATTTAAGAGACCCTCAAAACAACACCACACCAGCAAAAAGATTCAATATTATCAAAGAAAGATTTGGTGAAGAAGTTGCAAAATCAGTTGTCAAATCAATTGATAATGGTATTGAGTTAGTATCAGATGTAAAAAAGGCATCAGTTAAAGCAACTAATTTAATTGATATAGATAAAAATATCATAAAAGTTTGTGAACTTCCACAAATGAAAAAATATATAGATACACTTGATGGTAATAAAGCTTTTGTAAAATATGTTGAGGATAAGGGTAAATCTTATAGTTCATTAAGTACTGAAGAAAAACTTAAACTAATGCAAGAACATTCTAACTTCTTACTTGCAAATGGAAAAAATCCTGCATTCGAACCTTACGGTAAAATCATGACAAAGGTTGGTGAGTTTACACAAACAAAAAAATTCCAACAAGAAAACCCATCAATTGATTTTGAATCATCATCTATAAAAAAATGTATCACAATCAAACAAAATGAAAAAGATGCTGTTAAAAGTTCACATAATAAAGTAGTTGAAGATATAAAGGGTGCTGATGAAAAACTTGGATTTCCAAAAGATGGTAAAAACGGCCCTCATACACAAGGATACATTGGAACAGTAATGGATGCAATGCATTTTGATTCTTATATAGATGGTGGTGATGGGAAAATGATTGTACAAATGGGAATCAGAGGAGCACAACCACAAGATATCAGAGGGTGTTTAGGAGAAAAGAGTGGATTTAATGGAGATTTATCCACAACAGAAGGTAGAGAAGCGTTAAAAAAACATCTTAGAGAAAGATGTAAAGTGGATTCAAAATCAGGTGCAATCATCATTACAAATGAAAATGGTTCTACTGAAATATGTGAAGATACTTGGAGAACTGCTGGTACTTCACAAAAAGTAGCAAGTCACTTTGGTAAAGACATGAGAGATTGTATCTCATCTAAGGTTGATAATAGAAGAGTAACCCCCTCTAAATAGCTCTATTTCGAGGTACATTACAAATTGTTAAAATTTTAACATTTTCCTTTTTTTATATTATATTTATATGTGAATTAATATTCGGATAGGATTTTTTATGCAAACACAGTTACTTTGTACATTCACTACTAAAGAACATCTACAAAACACCCTACAACTCATTAGAGAAACATATCACATAGTTTATAATTATATTTATGTTCTTCAGAATAAAGGTAATTTGGAGGAGCTTTTTGTTACTTATAATATAGATACATCGTTTAGACCAGATAGACCATTAGAGGATACTATATTGGTTCATAGAAAGAAACAATCTAATACTCTTTATACCATTAACGCTTTGAACGAATTGGTAAAAGAAGAGAATGGTGGTGTATTAGATAAAAAATTCACAATCGATTGGGACAAATTCAAAAACTCAATTATCGTTACCAATGTAGAAGGAACTAAGAAAATTTCTACACGAATCTTCGAGGTAATAGAATTTAACAAAAAATAAAATCATTCTTATTTAGAATCAATATAAACTGGTAAAATAAATCACATTTTACTTGACTCGTATTACTTTTTTTTGTATATTGCAGTTGTAAGTTTAAAGTTTATTACTTACTTAGTTGTGATGACTCTAAAGTCATCCGAGTTTGAAATTGATTAGCTCGTTAAAAGTTGGTTCAACTTATATCCCATCCCCTACGTTCAATAGGGGATGTAAAACTAAAATAAAGAAAGTAAAAATATAAAACCTTAAAACCTTAAATTATGACAGTAAGTAAAATAAAAGAAATTGTAAACGAAGTATTAACTATCAACTTAGTAGATTGGTTATCAAAATCTCAGATTCAGTTAATAGAATTAGAAATAGAAGTTGCAGAAATAGATGAAAAATCTGTTTGTGAATTTATTTTTGATAAATCAGTAACATTCAAATGTTCATTATTATAAAATATATAAAATATGAGATTAGGATATAAAAAATTTAAAGAAATTAAAAAGTGGTATGGTTCATCTGATTTTGAAATTGGATATGATTCTTACTTTACTAAAGGTAAGGGAATAACACTTAGATTTGGATATTGGCAAAAAGTAGATTTCGAAGGATTGAAAGAAATACTACCACAATATTGTACGGTTACCGAAAACATTGTTGATGAAGATGATGATTGTGGAACTTTATACAATTATAATATAACCGATGCAAGAATTTATTAAAAAAAGTACAAAATAATTTGGTAATATCATTTATTTTTCGTATATTTACATAGTAAATAAGAAACAATATGACTGAGAAAGCAGTACAAAAAATAATCAACGAAGTTTATCCAAAGATAGAGAAACATTATGGTCACTCTAAATTTATACCAGAGTGTACTCCTTATGTAGAAACTCATTATAACATCTATGCTAGATATAGTGGTGAGCCAGAAGCTAGAGGAGATGAGGATGGTTGTCACGCTGAGTTTGATAGAATTGATAATACTATTGTTATCTACTATCCTAATATGGTAAGTAGAAAGCATGTTATAGAAACTTTAATTCACGAATACCAACATTACTTACAATCACCATCTTGGTTTAAAAGATACTATGATATGGGATATGATTATGGTAATCATCCATATGAAGTTCAAGCGTATGGTGAAGAAAAGAATTGGAAATTATTTAATTAAACTTTAAAATATAAAACAATGGTAAAAATTATAATTGATACTCAGTATTACGAAAACTATGGATTCCATGAAGGAAACTTTCATTGGAAACCAAAAGGTGGACATAAGTTCACAATGGAAGTATCATCTGATGTGGCAACATGGACTGAAGATATGAAAGGTAAACTATCTAAGATAGTAGAAAAACAATCCAATGATATGGAGAGGTTTGAGTATATTGACCATGAGGTTATATTCCATAACCCAACCGAGTTATCATATGATTTGTTGATGAAGGAGATTGATATGGAAGAGGTATCAAAGACCTAAAAAATAAAAAAATACGAATTTGTTTGGAATTGTAAAAATAATTTCGTATATTTGTATAACAAAATTAAATAATAGTAAATGACAGTAGAAAAAGTAAACCCTAATGAAACCGCAAAAGAGTATTGTGAACGAACATATCCTGAAACTTGTAGTGAGTTTAAAACAATCTTAGATGAGATTTATGAAACCTTTTGTAAGAAACAAAGAAACTATGGACCTGGTAATATATCAGTAGGTACTGCATTACAAACAGATGAAGATATTAAACTTGCATTGGTAGGTTTATGGTTCAGAAAAAATGATAAAATACAAAGATTAAAACAATTGGTAGTTCTCGGACAACCTGATGAAGTTGGTGAAAATATTCAAGATACTTATGAAGATTTAAGTTGTTATGGTATAATTTCTCAATTAGTTCAGAGAGGTAAGTGGGCTAAGTAAATTGTTAATAAAATTCTTTAAACTTCGGTGTGTTTTTAGAATTTTACTATATTTATATATACACCGAGTGGAATTAGTTTGACACTCAAAACTTAAACTTAAACAATTAATAATTAACACTAAAAGGTAAAATCATGGCTTTAGACATTAACGCAATCAGAAGTAGACTGAACAAACTACAAAACACTCAAAGGAAATCAGATAACTTATGGAAACCAACACCTGGTAAACACCAAGTTAGAATAGCTCCTTACAAGTTCGACAAAGATAATCCTTTCATTGAACTTTATTTTCACTATAACATTAACAACAAAACTTATTTATCACCAGCATCTTTCGGTAGACCTGACCCAATTGTTGAGTTCTCCGATAAACTAAAAAGAATGGGAGATAAGGAAGATTGGAAAGCAGCAAAGGCAATGGAGCCTAAGTTGAGAACTTTTGTACCTGTTATCGTGAGAGGTGAAGAAGGTGAAGGAATTAGATTTTGGGGATTTGGTAAAACTGTATATCAAGAAATCTTAGGTTACATAGCTGATCCAGATTATGGAGATATCACAGACCCAACAAGTGGTAGAGATTTAACAATTGAATACAAATCAGCCGAAGAAGCTGGTACTTCGTATCCAACTACTACTATTAGAGTAAAACCATCACCTACTCCAATTCATGAAAATTCTGATACTGCAAAATCTCTTATTGAAAATCAAACAGAGATTACAGATTTATATTCAGAACTATCATATGATGAGTTAAAATCGGTTCTTGAGGGTTGGTTAAACCCATCAGATGATTCTTCAAAACAATCTTCTACATCTCAAGAAACACTTTCTCCTGCAAAACCTGCAGTAGAAACTCCTACTCAAGCAGCTCCAACTACAACAACAGATTCTAAGAAAACTGAAGATGTAGCAGCAGCATTTGATGATTTATTCAATAATTAAACCAAACTAAATGGCGAAAAAGAAAGCTAAAGAGCTTGACTTGGCAGATATTCTGGCAGGCGAGTTAAACAAACAATCCAAAGACCAAAAAGTTGCATTCTTCTTAAATGAAGATGAAGCTCCTACAAATGTAGAAGGGTGGATATCAACTGGCTGTGCTATGTTGGATGTGGCTATATCCAATCGTCCTTATGGTGGTTTACCCGTTGGTAGAATAACAGAAATAACAGGTTTAGAACAAAGTGGAAAATCATTAGTATCAGCACACCTCCTAGCGGAAACACAAAAGTTAGGTGGAGTTGCAGTATTGATTGATACTGAAACCGCAGTAAGTAGAGAATTTTTAGAAGCAATCGGTGTTGACGTTTCTAAACTTCTTTATGTATCAGCAGATTCAGTTGAACAGATTTTCGATTTTACTGAAACTATTATTGAAAAAGTTCGTGAAACTTCGAGAGATAAAATTGTAACTATCGTAGTAGATTCAGTTGCAGCAGCATCAACAACAAATGAGTTGGCATCCGATTATAAAAAGGATGGATATGCTACTGATAAAGCAATTATTATTTCGAAGGCAATGAGAAAGATTACCAATATGATTGGTAGACAGAAAATTTCATTGGTATTCACAAACCAACTTAGACAAAAGATGAATGCTATGCCATTCGGAGACCCATGGACTACAAGTGGTGGAAAAGCTCTTGCTTTTCACGCATCTGTAAGATTGAGGTTGAAAGGTATGGGACAAATCAAACAAAAGGTAAATGGCAACGATAGGACAGTTGGTATGAAAGTAAGATGTCAAGTAGTAAAAAACAGAATGGGTCCTCCATTGAGAGCAGCTGATTTTGAGATTTACTTTGACAGGGGTATCGATAACTACGGTTCGTGGTTAAAGGTAATGAAAGAAAACAAATTGGTAAAACAAGCAGGTGCATGGTATTCTTATGTGGATACTGAAACTGGTGAAGAACTTAAATTCCAATCTAAAGATTTTATAGATATTATGGAAGATAGAGATTCAATCAGAGAACAGATTTACAAAAAAATATGTGAAGAATCAATCTTACAATATAAAACAGATAGTAAAGATATAGATTCTTTAACACATGACCCTAATTTAATTCCAGAATAAATAATTATGAATAAAAAATTATACACAATGCTAAAAAGTAGTGCCACGGCTGATAAAGCTAAGGCTCTACTTTCTTTAGACCTTCTTGGAAACAACGCAGTTGGAATTGGCGACCATTCTACAGATGATTTCTACAAAAAC